TTCAAAAATTACCTTTTTCATATGTATTATTTAAGTAAAACTAATAAATAATACATATATGAGCAACTACGGAAACAGATTTAAAAGATTTTTGGTAGAAAAAGATGATGTACCAGAACAAGAGATTACAGACCAAGATGCAATGGTTCAGACACTTGATAAAGGTACTAATCCAGAAGATTTTAACGTAGATGCTCCTGCTGCAGGTGGTCAAGTTGCTCCTACAATGAGTGCTATTCAAAAGAAAATGTATGATGAATTAAAGGGTTGGGTTATGGAATTAGATACAATGTCTAAGTTTTTAAACGGTACTGGTCCAGAGAGTATGCAATCAAGATTGAATTCAGCTGAGCCAGAAACATTGTTTGATAAAATCAGTACAGCAGAAACGAAGAAAATTGCTCGTGTTGCTGTAGAAATTAGTTCTTTAAGTGAAATGTTAAAGGGTTACTTAGCAACAGCTAACGATCCGAAATACAAATATAACTAAGATCGTTTATTCTTAATATTCGTTAGAATAATCTTTGCTTTCAACCCGGAGTATGTGTTATCGGTAACCAACTTCGGGTTTATACTGTCTCTACCAAACTTAATACAGATATCATTAACGTCTTTATAATGCTTAAACTCTTCTGGCCATAAGAATACTTGTTCGCCACTTTCAACAAGTAACATACTCTTCTTTAGAGAAGCATTATCATTCCATTGATTGTCTAAACACCAAATTTTATTAAAACTTGTTAACTGAGCTAACTGCTTTGTCTGGAAATCATTAAAGGTACGGTTACTATCTTCTTGAATACCACAAACTGCTAGCCCGTTTTTAATAAAATAAGAATCGATTGGTCCTTCAAACAGATATACATTATCATGATTCAAGTCTAGGTTATGAACACCGTATAAACTTTTTTCTGCACCAATCTTACTAAGATATTTTGGTCTTTCAAACATATCTTTCTTTAATAACGTTCTCGTTTGGTAAAATATAATATTACCCTCAGCGTCATAGAATGGTAATATCAATCTATTCTTATGTACCTTATCTATAAGTGAAAGATAGTAACGTATTGGTTTATTAATAGCAGTATCCAATCTTCTACTCTTTATAAACTCTAAACATATCTTAACTGTTGTATTCTCTTTATGAAATCTTAACTGATTATCATCATTTAAATTAATACAATCATCTGGTAAGGATTTAGATAATACCTTTACTTCTTCTTTCTCTTTTACATCAGTTACAACATCATAATTACCGTCTCTAATTTCTTTTATAACTTCATTAAACGGTTTACCAGTTGCATCTAGTATAAAATTAAACACTTTCTTACTATAGCCGCAATTATGACAATACGTTAATTCCTTTTCTGGTATATAAAAGAATCTAGTCTTTTTACCATAACTCTTACCTTCCTTACAAAATGGACAACTACCATTATAGGTATTTGTGTACTTATTATAGGTGGGTGAAACAACACACCTATAAAACGTTTGAATAACATACTCTTCTGGTACCGGAATCACACGTTATTATGTATTATTTCCTATAACAATCAACTATTTACCGGAGCCACTTCTGTCTACAGAATACAATAGAATCATCTATATAAATACTAACCAGCCCTTTAATATTACACAAATTCTTGATAGTTGTATAGTCAGTAATATTCCAAGCATTTGGTTTTTCGGTATCAAACAATCTAGCATCATCAATAACTATTATTAAGTCATCGAAATTGTAAAAATGTTTTAATATAATTGAGATTTCTTGCACGATAGGTACTATATGATTGCTGTTTTCACCGAAATCACCACTACCACCATGCGCATCGAGGAAAAATAAAGTTGGCTGTTTAATTTCAGGAACACGTTTCGTTAAAAAATCAATAGTATCTTTTAATTCTATGAATATTTTATGAAACATATCATAATCTATACTACCTATTCTCTTAAACCTATCAATTGAATGCAAAAAGTTTGGTTTATGTATCTCTGTTGAGATAACCTTTTCAAAATTAGGTTGTGTAGTAGCCCATTTAATACCGTCACCGCGGTAGGTTCCAGTTTCTACAAACATCGATGTATTTTCGATCTTAAAGAACTCTTTTAATCTTTTAGATGATAGGTTACCGTGTTTATAATCATCATGACATCCTACATGATACGTAAACTCTGACTTGTCCATTTTTTAATTTCTATAACTTATGCCTCTCGTGGAGTTCACATTAATAGTATTAAAGTCTTGTATTACTTGGCCAGTCTTTTCGTCTTTTATACTAACCATACCTTTTTTAATAAGGTTACCAGTAACAGGATCATTATAACTTATTTGCTCATATGTTTTGCCTCCTGTTGAATGGGTTGTAATTTTAGGAAACACTGATTCACCAGTAAAAGGTGATCTGATTTTTTTAGGTTCTAGGAACATATGTATTATTTAGTCTCTTTTTTCTTGGTATTCAAGTTACTTCTGTTATATTCATGTTGCTTGTAACATATCTTAAACACATCATTAGGTAGAACATGAGCTAATTCAATTATCTTATTGGCTATAGCAAAATTGAACTTATCAATTGGTATAACTCTATTAATGTTTTTTGGTATAGATATGAAGTAATAGCTATCTAAGTCCTTCTTACAGAACACTAACATCTCACCTACATAAGTTCCTGTACCGCAAGCATATACCTCTTTTACCTTAGGAACTCCATTGGTTCTTCTCTTTAACAGTCTATTGATATAATCAAATTTTAACATTGGTTATGGTAGTTTCTCTTTATGTAATAAGATGTCTACCTTATTATAACAACCTGTTTAAGGTTCTCCAGAAAAATCTATCTCTTGTATATTACTATGCAAGAACTTATTGAGATAAGTTCCTAATGCATCAGCTTCTTGTTGATTATGCGCATGTACAATTGGCTGTATAGGTTGACCATTTAAATCATATCCTAATATAATAAAACTTTGCATAAACTCTTGGCATGTAGCAAACATTGCACCAAGCTCATCTATTTCATATTTTCGTTTTTCATTATTAAGCTGTGCATACTTTATAAGAAATGCATCTTTAATTACCTTAGCAATTAAAGGGTCTGAAATTTGTAAAGGGTCGTTCATAGGAGTTACATTAGTAACTATTGGTTTTGGTAACTTTTTACCATCTCCTGATGAAAGTTTTTTATTATTTTCGTCGGTTGCCATTTAGTTATTTAAGTGCACTGAATGGATTTTTTGTGATATCGTTATTAACGCCCTTTTCAATTAACAAACTAACTAACGTTTCAATGCTTTCTGTTTTAAAATACATTCCTTTACTAAACCTATTACCCCCATCATCTATTTCAAATAAAACTTCATTAATCTCGTTCTTGTTTGTATAGCATGTAACATATACAGATGAAACGCCTGGATCAATTAGTACTGTCCATCGTCTTGGATCTACATTACTATAGGCATTGAATATTTTAAAAACAACAAAACCACTATCCTTTAACCTTTTAATAAAATACCCAGCAGTCTTAATCTTATTAGAAATTCGTTTATCACTAGTTTTTATTTCCATATCAGTATGCATATCAATATATAACTGAATAAATTACAAAATCAAACGGTTTAGTTAATTAAAGCTGATACAATATATGTTAGCTTTGTTTTATCCTTGTTTAGCACTATCTTTATAACACCAAACCCAACATTAATAGCAAATTCTATGTCGCTACACTTGTTAAAATTGATAAGTCTGAACGTTTCAAAGTTAACTGGTACAGTCTTTGTTAATGCAGTTCCTGTAAATTCATTAGCAAGTACGCATTGAAAATTATCAGAATTATGTCTAGTCTTATCTCCTAACTCACCGTAAACTTTATTATTTTCAACATAGATATAAAGCTTATTAGTTTCAGTAGTAAATGATGATCCTTTAAACAACGATGATAACATATTTTCAGTAACCTTAAACGTTGTATCAAATTTAAGTTCATTTATCTTCTTAACATTAATTGAAGGTATCTTAATAATACCATCTTCAAGTAAATGATATGTAAACTTAAAATTATCTCCAGTATACTTTATATTATTACTTGAAACTTCTAAGTCTAAATGTTCTGTATCAACACATTCTAGTACCCTAACTAATTTTTTAATGTCTGGGATATTAATACTACGATTAGCATCAATGTTAACTTCAGTCTCAGAATATAAAACTAAAGTTGCATCGTTTGATGCAGTAATGCTGCTTATTTTATTCTTATCAATCTTTATGATAGTTTTATCATTTAAATTAGATACAGGATTAAGGACATTACTAATAAAGTCCTTTTTATTTGGAATACTTAACTTCATTCCTGATTATAATCTGAAGATTCTACTATACCAGGAATTTTTTTTTTATTCTTTAACAAGGTAGAACCATTTTTAGTTAAATTATCCAGTTTCTCATTAATATTGGATAACATTATTTCAAGATTATCAATTCTGCGAACAATTCTATCTAAAGAATCGACAATATCTTCATATCTCGTTGCTTTATTAAGGTCGAATTCTAGTTGACTGTCATCGTTTACTGGTAACGTTACCTGTACAGGAACTATAAACGGTAGATTTACAGCACCTTCAGGTGGCGCGGGCGCCTGCATTTGCATTTGTCGCATTTGCTGTTCCTGTTGCTGTAACTGCTGTTGTTGTTGTTGTATAAGCTGTAATGCTGGAACATCTGCCTTCGGAACTATTCCTTTTAACATATTAGTGAGTTCAGTTTTTACTTGATCACTTCTACGGGTAAGAGTAGTAGATGACCCTACAATAGAGTCATCTATTCTCTTCATATCACCATATGTCGACCCTATAAGGCCAATCAATAGATCTTTATGGTCAGGTTCCATTAGATTTAGCTTACATCAAGACTATCAAGAATATTCTTAATATCATCATCAGATGAAGTCGATTTAGAAGACTTAGTAGAAGGAGCATATGTTACTTTCTCTTCAGCTACTGGAGCTGTATCAGCTACAGTCTTGCAATGATAATGCTCATCTAACATAGTCTTAAGTTCATCTGCACTCTTTAACGTAAAGATTTTTTCAAGCTCATGAGCACTGTCATAAACTTTCTTACCTTTAGCATCATCCATATCAGCAATTGCTACTGGCATAGAGAACTTAGATGATACATAGCTAGGATAATCACCTTGCTTTTCAACCTTAACCTTAAGATTAACACCGTTTGGTCCGAGATCAAAGATACGAGGACCGAAGTCTTCTGCATCCTCCCCTTCAATAGCATCTGAGATAATCTTCTGAAGCTGTTTACCATAACGAAGAATCTTAACCTTACCGTTATTCTCTGGAGTAACTGGGTCGTTAATAACGTAAACATTAACTAACCACTTCTCACTACGACCAATAGCCTTTACCTTTGCCTTATCTGCTTCAGTACCGGTACGTAAAATACGAAAACGTTCCTCAGCAATAGGATCACGTTCCCCAAACGTTTGAGGACTTAAAGCTGCAACGTATCCACCAGTAGAGAAGCTAGTCCAGCCATGCGTAAAGAAGTGAAAAAACGTCTTCTTAGGGTCTTTAGTATATGGTAAGAGCCTTACTGTATAGGTATTACCTACTTCTGTCTTGAGGATCTCAGTGATACCTGCGTTATTGTTATTCTGTGCGAGAGCACTCTTAATGCTCTGGAATATTGAACTGTTCATCATATTGGTCATAAATTATTAATATTATACGGTTATTTGTTTAGAATTCAACTTATCAAATATTAAAATACTAAGTTTTTTTGCTTTTACACTGCAAAAATATTTGGTCCTATAAAAATTTAAATCTTTAAGAGTGTCGCCAAATACAAACTCTTTAATCTCTTTTTCATATGTATTTATAATTTTATCAAACCCAGGAAATACAAAAAGGGCATACACAATAGTATCTCTATTTTTTAAATGCAGCATAAAGTCGTGAAATTTGTTATCTGGAGTTTGAAGAGAAGTATACAAGGTTAATGAGGCGTCTTTACTTTTGCAATAATTATATATGAATAAAAAACTGTCTTTTATTTTTTGTAACGTTTGTTCTTGGTCTGGATTGTTAGGTAAAAATTTGTTCTCGTAAATAGTGTACGTTTTAATTGCTTTTTGAGTAGTAAAGAATCTCAAGTCAAAATATTTCTCATTATATACATAAAAAGGCGCTTCAAAAAAATCTTTAATATTGATATTAGGGAACTTATTAAAGAAATATGCAAGCTTAGCAATATAAACATACTCTTCTTTTTCTTCAAACCCCTCAAAGTCTTTACGATATCTAAATGGCTGTAAATTAACTTTACGAGACGTTTCTAAATAACAGTTATAAATGTATTGCTCTTTTAAAGTCACTTTTATATTGTATAAAAGTTCCTATTAAACCTGTTTGTTTTTGTTTATTACTTTTGTTATATACTTACTTTTAGTAATAGATGGTTCAAATACAATAAACTTTCTAAATGCTTCAAAATCACTTGGTTCTGATATACATATCTTATAAAGCTTTTTTAACTTATCATCTTGTAAGATTTTTACAAAGATCGTTGCAAAGTTAATCTTCTTACCGTAATATAAAAAACAAAAAGTACAAAAACTATAAAATGAATGGACCAGCTCTATATCTTCTATAACAAGATGAGGTGATCGATTTGATGTCTTTTCTATATTCATTAGGCTTTATTTATTTATAAAGCCTTTTTTTGGTATCAACCTTTATTACTAAGCATTGCTAACGTCTTAGTGATACTAGATTGATCACCTTGGTTACTTAAAGAGTCGTCTTCAGTAACAGTAAGTGTAGCATAATCCATCTTCATAGTAGTTACTCCATGATTCATACCGAATCTATTCTTCATCATTGCCATTTTAACTACGCCTAGTTCCTTATCTTCATCATCTTGAAAGATACTAACAATAACGTCAGCAGTTGCTGCTAAACCAATACTCTCACCTATGGTTTCTAATCCTGGATTATTAGTATTATACCCCGTTCTATTCAACTGAGTCGCAGTAATGAATGGGCAACTAAACACATATGATAGAGCTCTTACTTGCTCAGTAGCATATTTTACTCTTTCATAACTGTTATTGCCAATCGTACTCTTAACAAGATTAATATAGTCTAACACAATAGCGTCAAGCTTAATACCTCTACTTGTTAAGTTTTTAATAAAGCTTTGTATTTGATGCGGTGTAATTGTGCTTGGTGGGAACTCCTTAATAAGAATTCTACAGTCAGGACTATTTTTACTAATTTCATCAATCTGTTGCTTTAATGTTAAGCTTTCAACTTTAAGATCTCTAACTGGTATCTTAGTAATATTAGATGATAAACGTTTAGCGTAAATTAATTCACTCATTTCAAGTGTAATAATTAAAACCGTTTTACCTTGCTTAGCAATATTAGAAGCTATGTTACCTAAGAATATACTCTTACCAACATTAGTCTCTCCTGCAAAGATATATAATGCTCTACCGTTTTGTAAAAACCCACCATCGATCTTA